GAAATTGAAGAATTAAGGAATTATCCTAAAGGATATTCTGAAACTAAAATATCAGAAGATTTAACTCGCTTTAGGACAGCAATTTATAAATTAGCCTTATACGATTATGCTAGAATCGGTGCTTATGGAGAGAGTTCGCACTCGGAGAATGGAACAAGTAGAGGTTATGTCGATAGAGATAAGCTACTTAGTCAAGTATTGCCATTAGGCAGGGTTCTATAGCATATAAAGAAGATTGAGCGTGAGCAATCGCAGGGATAAACGCTAACGTAGGTGGTGGGTTGTTAGTTAGCAGAAAATAAGGTAATTAGCATGGATAATGTAGTGACAATTATTAGTTTATTCATTAGCTTTGTGTCGGTATCTTTTGCAATTTTCATGGGAACTAGAAACCTTAAGCGTAGCAATACAGAGGATATAGAAACTAGGGCTGTTAATCAAGCTAGAGTAGAATCTAAGATAGACTCTGTTAATAGCTTGGTTACAGACATTCGATATGATGTATCTAGTTTACATACTGAATTTCAGAAGAATAATGAACGACTAATTTTAGTCGAGAATAAGGCCAACAGGGCGCATGAAAGAATAGATGAATTAAAAGAAAGCAGGTAATTATGAATTTAGCGGTAGAGAGTGTAATTTCAATTATTGTAATTACATATTTATTTGGCTTAGGTGTTAAAGCCATTAAGCCTATTGATAATAAATATATTCCCGTTATTGTTGGAGTAGCAGGCGGTTTATTAGGCATTGTTGGATTATACATAATTCCTGACTATCCAGCTAATAACATTTTAGATGCAATAGCAGTGGGAATTTCAAGCGGTCTTGCATCTACAGGAGTTAATCAGATTTATAAACAGCTTAAAAAGGAGTAGTCGCTATGTTAATGCTTAACTTAAATACACAACAAATTAAATACGCTGTTTTTACTGGATCACAAGAAATAGAATCGAGTGGAGAACCTGGAACATGGACTAACCCAGTAACAGGGCAAGTATATACGCTTGATAAGACAACAGGTGATAGCAAGCCTACTTATGGCGAAGTAACAACAGATTTTGTGAATATTAGTTTAGGCAATAATAACAAAGATGATTTCGAGCCTTTTGGTTTTTCGTCAGGCGACTACAACGGAACTATATCTGCAATTAAGGGAGAGTTTGATTTTAATGTTGGAACTTTGGTTTGGTATGAATCAGAAGTTGAGTATAAAGACGGAGAACTTAATCCTAAGAGTGCAGATTATACAATCATAGGTATAATACCAACACTTAATGAAATTAAGTATCTTTTAAAGGGCGTGATTTAGTGGCTAATAGACGATTTGAATCAGATTTATCCGTTAAGGGTATAAATAATCTAATTAAACAATTAAACGCCTATAAGAAGGAATTAGAGGGCAAGAACGAACTATTCGTTAAAAGACTTGCAGAAATAGGTATTCCAGTAATCAATCAGCATATAGCAGCTAGTGTAGGAGATAGTGATACTTCACATGAAACCTATATAACCGTAAGAAATTATGGTTCTGTATCAAGGGCTACGTTATATGTTGAGGGTAAAGACTTATTATTCATTGAGTTTGGTGCGGGCGTTCATTTCAATAGTGCTGCGGGTTCAAGTCCACATCCTAAAGGTCAAGAGTTTGGCTATACCATAGGTTCTTATGGTAAAGGACAAGGCGCACATGAGTATTGGGTATATATTGATTCAGAAGGACAGAAACAGTTCTCACAAGGTACTATGGCAACAATGCCAGTATATTCAGCATATATTGAGATAAGACGACAAATTTTAACTATAGCTAAAGAAGTATTTGGAGGGTAAAGAAAATGGCAGATAATACATGGGTATTTGATTTACCCGACAAAATCTACAAAATTTTAAAAGCAGTGACATATGAAGATGTTTCGGCACTATTTGAAAATCCAAAGTACATTACGATTGATGAAACAGTAGACTATACAGCCTTCCCTACAATTCGTATTGGTTCACTTGCACCCATTGAGATCGGAAGTACATTGGATAGACTTTCTATAAATGGAATAACAATAACAGAACAAATTGAAGTCTATGTTAATACAAGCACTACAGATGCTAGAAAACTAGCAAGCATTATGCAATCCGCAATAAAACTCTTAGGCTTTAATGTTATTGCATTTCCAGAAGTTACAACCACAAATGGTGTATATACTGCGGTTGCAAGATACCGCAGAGATTATGGCGCAGATGATACTATTTAAAAGATTAAGGAGGAAACAAGATGGCAGCATCAGGACTTTCAACTATTGGCGTTTTGTTCGGATATGGAGTTGAAACAACAGCAGGAACAAAACCAGCATCTTTCACAAAACTGACAAGAATTAATTCAATCGGTGAGATTAATCTTGACGTTGAACAGATTGATTCATCAGCTTTAGAGGATGCAATTACAAAGTACATTTCAGGTAGAGCAGACACAGGCGGTACACTTGATGTTACAGTTAATTTAACACCTGAAACAAAGACAGAGTGGGAAACACTTATTTCGGCTTATGCGGCTTTAACAGATGGTAAACAGATGTGGTTTAATACATACCACAAGGATTTAGGTTCTTTCTTTGTAGTAGCACAGCCACCAACAAAGATTCCACAGCCAGCGTTCGACCAGAACGGTTTGTTAACAGTAACAGTATCATTAACAATCGAGTCTTACGAAGGTTTAGACACAGGTATTGAACCAGCATAAAATTAAATAGCAGCAAAGTGATTGAGGGCCTTTTGATAGGCCCTCTTATTTTTAAGATTAAAGCGTGAGGTAGAGATATGGTATTAGAAGTTTCAGGAAATAAATATAACTTAAAGTTTGGGTATAAGGCAGTTGCACAGGATTGTGTATTAAAGAAAGTATCAAGTTTACAGAGTATCATTCAGGGTATGGATTCAGATAATACATATGATGCAGTTTCAGAGATTTTAGAGTTACTAGCAGAGGTTATAGCTACAGGTTTAAAGGACTATGACAAGTCTTTAGATGATACATACGAATTACTAGAAGAGTATTTTAACGAAAATAAGGATAACAATGACGTTTCTGTAATCTCACTTTATGGGGAAGTGCTAAACGAATTGTTAAATAATGGTTTTTTAGTGAAGATGTTCCCACAGGAAATAAACGAGATTATGCAGAAGGAAGTAGAGAACCAGAAGGCAACAAAGAAGGCAGTAAAGAAGGCAAAGCCAAAGAACTAAATTTAGAAAATTACGAAAATGAAATAAAACCATTTTGGCTAGTAGTTACTTTTGGTTATGGAATTAAGGCAACGGACATTGACGTTATGACACCTAAAGAACTTGATCCATACTATAAGGCATATATACTCAAACAAAAAGCAGATGATAGGGGCCGTTGGGAACAGGGCTTATACAATCATGTTGCAGTTGCGGTAGCAATAGATAAGACTTTTAACGGAAAGAAGGCTACAAGCAAATATCCAGAAAAGCCATTTCATCAGATGGAAGATAATAGTAGTAGTCAAGACGAAGCACTTAAAAAAGCTAAACTATTGTTTGCAAACTTAGAAATTATGCAAAGTAACTTTAACTTAGCTAAAAAGAAAAAGGCAGAAACTAAAGAATAGTTTTTTGCCTTTATTTTAATGTAAAGGGGTGTGAAAGATGGCAGATGAGATAGAAAGATTAAATCTAGCGATAACATCAGACGTAGATAGTGCAAACAAATCTATAGATAGTATCGTATCAAACTTAAATAAGTTATCCACAGCACTCGCTTCATATTCAAACAAGAAAACAGAAGGAAATATACGCACTTTATCTACAACTTTTAGTAATTTATCAGAGGCAATAAGTGTATTAGACAGTAATAAAATCCTTAATACAAGTAATGCTATTAATTCATTAGCTAAAAGTATGCTTAAGTTAGATAGTGCAGTTAAAAGTACTAGTTTTAGCAAATTAAATGAACAAGTTAGCAAGTTTGAATCTAAGGTTAAAACAGGACTAACAGGTGTTATTAGTGATTTTAACATAGAGAATAAAAACGCTGTTAAAGAAGTAACAGAAGCATATTCTAAACTTGCAAATACATTAAAAAATTATGACTTTAGCGTACCAGCAGACAAGAATATCTTAGCAACAGGTCTAGAAAATGATGTTAAGAATTTAGCTAAAGTTTTAATCAGAAATACAACATACATAGATTCTTATAAGTCGTCTTATTCGGATTTATTATCATACATTAGGGCTACAAGGTCTAAGATTTATATACCAGAGGCAAGTTCAGTAGTTGACTATGGTAAAAAGAGAAATACACTAGGCCCTATGTTTACATCAGAAGAAAGATATAAAAACAATACTGATATTGTAAACTACGTTAGAGAAATGCAGGGTTTAGGCCTAGTTCCTAACATTGATACAACAATGAGTGCGGCAGATGTTTTTGATGCACTTGTAAAAGAGGTTTCAGAGGCTAGAAGAGAAGTTGATAAACTTAATGAGGCTTTCAGACAGAATAAAGAAGTAAGAGCAGAAGTTAGCAAATATGCTAGTCAAACAGCTAATAGTTTATCGTTTGCAGCACAAGAATATCAAGCTAATATGCAGACTAACGAACAGTCAGGACAACTCTTAGAGAGTATGAAAGGCTTATCCAGATTGTCTGATATTAAGATTGAGGGTTCTAATGTAAACAATCTTAGCCAACTTGTAAGTAATTTAACTAAGTTAGGTGGTAAGACAGCCACAAATGCAGTTAAGAATATACCGCAATTAGCAACAGCATTAAGCAAATTAATAACAGAATTAAATAAGTTGCCAGCAGTCGATAAGAATGTAATTGATTTAACTAATAGCATGGCTAATCTTTCAGCACAAGGCGGTAAGGTTGCAACAGCTACTAGATCAATGAATAAAAACCTAAAGAATGTAGGAACAGTCACACCAACAATTACAAGTACTAAAAATCGTTTTAAAGGGCTTGCTAGTTACATTGGTAAGTTCTATGCTACATATTTCCTTGTAATTAGAGGTATAAATAGGTTATGGGGTTCTATTAAATCCGCTATGGATTATGTAGAAGTTTATAATTATTTTGATTCAGCTTTCGGACAGGTTGCAGAAAGAGCAGTTGCTAATTGGCAGGATGCAGGTTATGAAAGTGCGCAAGCATACTATGATAGTTTCGGCAAAAGGGCTAGTGAATTAACAGCTCAAATGACAGGCTATACAGTAGGTTCAGATGGAGTTTTAACAGCTACAGGAACAGAAAGTCTAGGACTAAATGTTACTCAATTAATGAATTATCAATCTGTTTTTGCACAAATGAGTAGTTCAATGGGCGCAACTTCTGAAAATGCTTTACGTTTATCACGACTAATGACAGA